ATCGGAAGACCAGCATGGATGCGACATTGGGTTCCTTCTGCTCGCAATGTGTTGGATTTGCCGCTACAGAGGCACATCATTCACAAGTTAGTTGGAGACAATAAAAGTATTGTTGGCGCGGCTTATTTTGAGCGTCGAGAAGGGGCTGGATTAGTCTGCTCTGATCAATCATTAGTATCTCGCGCTAGAAACTATGAGGACGCTATTGTCGAAGTTGATTGGCTAGGCACAGGCGCAATGTTGGTTCATCGCAGGGTCTTTGAAGACATTGCCAAAAACTATCCAGACATTGATGGGAACTTCTTCCATCCGATTGACGGCAAAACAGGCGAAGATATTTCGTTCTGTATCCGCGCAAAAAAGTCTGGTCACTCTACTTTTATTGACCTTTCAGTTCCAACATTTCATGTCGGTTACAAGACCTACTAATGAAAACTATTTACGCTTATTACGAGTCGATTCAGGCGAAAGATCAGGCTTTAGAATTCTCGAAAGCTAATCTTTGGAAAGAAACTTGGACTCGCGCAGGTTGGAATCCTGTCATGTTAAACTCTAGTCACTCGCAAATCTCGCCGCAACGCATTAAGATCACCAAAAAACTGCTTCAGACATATCCTTTGTTAGAAAAAGAAAAGAACGAATCGCAAGAGATGATTCAAGTTCGATTTAATCGACTTTGTGCGCTCCATGCGGCAGGAGGTGGATGGATTAGTGACTACGATGTTCTTAACTTTGATTTCACTCCAGCTATTGCTACGGCATACGAAGAAAATTCATTTGTCATTGCTGGAAAGCCTGCTTGCGTGATGTTTATTTCGCGTGAAATCTGCAATGCCGCAATGACAAAAATCTGGAACGAAGAATTAATCACGCAAGATGGTTTGATGCGCTACGAAGCTGAATTCTTCAATCCTTTTCTCAATCTCGACATAGACGCTTTGCAACACGAAAGCGACTACAATTTGATGAAAGAAAAATTTTCAAAAAAATTCGCTAGTTCTATTTGACACATAAAAAAAATAGTGTAAAGACTAGCAAAACTGCGAAGTGCAGAAGCGTTATTCTGCGGTCAATGTGAAGACCATTAAAATCACAAATCAGGCCGAAAAACGCCCAGCGTAGCCGGGGCAAACAAACTAAACTGTAGCCGTAACACGCTATAAAATATTTGTTGCCCCGATAGTTTTTTAAAACTTGAGGGGAAACCAAGAAACCAAAACCTCAAACTAGAAAACTAATAATATGTCAGATTGTATTTCACTCGCGGCAGTTCAAAACTTCGCGTCTAAAGATGTCAACCGAATCATCGGTCAAATTGGACGAGTTCTTGCTCGTAAATCCCCATACATTAACTCAATCGATGGCGGCACTCTTCCGAATGTATCGGATGTAGTTCGCTCGGTTGTGCAAGAGATGGCAGTCCCTGCCGCTTCGCTTGCTTCGCCTTCCTTCGCTAACGATACCACCCTCTGCGGCGTTGGTGCTACTCCCGATCAAGTTGGTTCGACCGAGTATCAGTTCCAACTCCAGACCTTGCGTGGTGCTGGCCCTCGCGTTTGCGTGAAGACCTCCCGCACCGCTTTCAAAGGTTCCTACCTTCAGGCTCAAATTTCGCTTGAGAAGACAATTCTTCAGCTTATCAACGCCGACATCCGCTATCAGTACCTGATTCAGTCTGGTATCAAGTATGTGTCTAACTCGACGCAGACTTTCACCCAGAATTTGACTGGTGATATGCAAGCAATTAATACCCAGTTCGCGGCTATTCTTCCAGATAGTCCTATGAACTTTAAGACTCTCTATCGCATTGGCACTTTCATGCGCGAGGAGATGCTTGCCGAGCCTTTTGGCACTAAAGATGGCGAGTTCTTCCAAGTCATGGCTTCTGCCGATCAGATCGAGGCTTTCCGCAACGATGCTGATGTCAAAGAAGACCTCGTTGCTCTTACGACTGGCTCTTTCAAACTCGGCGAAGATTCCATAAAAGGTTATCAATTCTTTGGTTATCGTGGATTCGCTTTCGGCATCGACCAGCAACCTCTTCGTGCTTCTGGTTTCGATGGTTCTGGCAACCTTGTGCTTGTCAACCCCATCGTCTCGACTGCGGTTACGAATGGTTTCGCTCAACGCCGCAACCCAGCTTGGGTGTCTGCTCCTTACGAAGTCATGTTCGTCATTGCTGGTGAGGCTTTCAAGCGTCTTGTGCCTGAAACCTATACTGGCGAAGGAACCTTCCGTTTCGCTCCGCAACTTGCTATGGGTGAACTGGAGTGGACTTATTTCCGCGACAACGATTGCAACCTCTATGGTGATTTCGGTCAGCACATCTATCAAATTAGCCGTGCGATTCAGCCGATTCGTCCACAGAATGTGTGCGCTATCGTTTACAAGCGTTGCCCATATGATGGTCTTCCGCTTCCTTGCTCGACCTCGGTTGGTGGTCTGTAAGTAGATTGATAACGAGGGAGTCAGATTAATTTCTGGCTCCCTCTAATCAGTTTAACTTAATAAGCATATGGCAAACATACCACCGATCCTTGATACTGCCGATTATAGGCACTTGGTTCTTGAAAACCTTAATAGTCTTAAAGGCTTTCAAATCCCAGAATATGACGAATTATCGTTGACTTATTATGGGACTACAAATAACATTGAAAGTGTTATTTATAAACAAAATTCCTCTGCTGTTGCAACTCTTACGCTTACCTATTCTGTTCAGCCTCCAACTTCAAATGATGCAAATCTTGTAAATGTAAGCATCTCTTAACAATGGCAGTAAAATTCAATCCATTTACTGGGAAACTTGAAATTACTAATGCATCAACTTTGCAAATTAGTGAAGATGGAGAACTTCCAAATGGAAATGTAATTGCTCAAATTCAAGATGGAGAATTACAAAATGTAGATTCCATTGATGCTGGAGAATACGACAATCCTTAAAATTTTAAAAATTTCTGAACAACAGAAAATCAAACAACCAAAAATCAAACAATTAAAAATATAACATTCTATGGCTAACCCTATTATCAAAATTAAGCGTGGTTCAACGGCTCCCGTAAGTCTTTCTGCTGGAGAGTTGGCAATCGATATCACAAGTAAGAATCTTTGGATTGGTGACAACAGTTCTGTTCCATTCGTGATCGGCGGCGAAGGAACCTTCGCTACCAAGGCTTATGCTGACAGCATTGTTTCGACTGCAAACAGCAATCTTACTCAAGCAATTGCAGATGAAGAGACTGCTCGTATTTCAGCCGATAATTCTTTAGATGCAAAAATCACCACCGAGAAAAATCGGGTGGATGCCATTCTTTCCGCTTCTGATGCAGATAAGGATAGCTTTGCAGAAATCGTAACTCTAATCAATTCAATTGATACCGAAAATGATACAGCTTTTGCTGGTTATGTTTTAAGCAATGATGCCGCTCTTGCCGCAGAAATTTCTCGCGCAACTGCCGCCGAAGGAGTTAATGCCGCCGCAATTACTGCTGAAGAGACTGCTCGCATTGCCGATGTGGATGCTGAAGAGACTCGCGCTCTTGCCGCAGAAAGTGCTTTGGATTCGCGAGTTACTGCGCTCGAAACCACCATTGATGGTGGAGTTTACTAATTAAAATAATAAAGTCCTCCAGAGGTTCTATCCCTCTGGAGGCAACCATTCTATAATGGCTAATCCGATTATTTCACCCAAGAAAAGCACAATTGCTGGTAAGGTTCCTTTAAGTTCTGACTTGGCTTCTGGTGAGATTGCAATAAATCACGCAGACAAAAAACTTTACGCAAAAGACCCAAGCACAGGAAATGTTCAGGAAATTGGAAGTCTTTCAGCCCATTCGCATGATCAACTAATTAGTGTTGACTCGACTGCTGATTTAGAACTTCAAAATAATGGCTCCGTAATTATTACTGATGGAGCTATTCCTACGACTCTAGCAATATCATCAACGACAACTAGGACGATTACTTTTCCAGACAAATCTGGGACAATTGCTTTTTTAGATGATGTTGGTGGAGTATCTCAAACAGATACCTATAGCGAACCGACATATACAAATGGTGTATTGACATCGATTGTTACTTGGAGCGACAATACAAAATCTGTGCTTGTAGAAACAAAAACTTTTTCATATACAAGTGGAAACCTCGCACAGATCGTTGTTACAGATGGAAACAACGCAACCACAATAACCAAAACATTTACTTATTCTGGAGACAATCTTTCCAGTATAACAAAAGATTTCGCATAATATGGCATTTTCAGAACCAACTTCGGGAGTTCTTACGCAAACAGGCCGCGACTTAAACTTCAGTAGTCTTTCAGGAAATTCGGGTGTGACGATCACGACCGATGCGGGACTAACCTACTACGACTTCGGAACAAATCGTCTTGTTATTACAGGCACAATCTTCCACGATCCCGAAAAAGAAGTAGTTATTTTTCGTCATATCTCAACAAGTTCTTCCGTTACAACAAATGTCCTCGTTATATCCAACCCAGCGAATAACTGGAAGAATGTTGAAAGTTACGCAAGAGATTCCGAAGGACGAATTGTTGTTACCTCTACTGGACACGGATATTTAGAAGGCGATGCTGTTCGGTTCCGTTTAGTTACTGGCTCAAACCTAGAGGGGGAACGGGTCAGAATAATTGAACCAACAGCAAATACTTTTGTTATTGAAAATTCAGACTATTTCGACTTGCCAGATTCCAGCGCAGGACAATTTAACCCAATCGGTTGCTACAATTATGGGAAAGAAATTACTGTAAACGGACGCACAAGATTGGCCGAAGGCGCAGGACTGATCTTTTCTGGTAACTCTGTTTCCAATTGGGACAATGACGAATACGGCTTGAACCTAACTTCGTTTAGTTATATGTGGTCGCGTGGTGGAACGATTGTAACATACCGACCATTTAATTTGGGCGGTGGCCCACACTACGACATTAAGGGAACGACATTTCTATCGACAAGAAGTATTGGCAACAGGGTTGAATGTCGTTCGCTTGGAAGCGGTTGGTGGAGAAAATCCAAATTAGTAAATATTGCTGGCGTCGATGTCAGCAGTGCGAAGGAAATGGAAATCATCCTTGAGAACGGCAACATCACGGAGGTTCTTGGTGAGTATTACGAAGCATCAATCAAAGACTTCGATGTCAGCACAAATGCTTCCGATTACGACATCGGACACGATGGAAACAGCACCCACCACCACCGCGATTACGAAATTCTAAACTCCGCAAATGGTTCCGAAATTATTGCCATGTGGAGGGACACTCGCGGGGCAGTAGGGCAAAGAGGTTGCGTTGCGACCAAGAAGGAAGTGTCGCTGAACATCAAAGATTCTGATGGTAACGCAATCGATGGTGCAAAAGTTTATTTACAAGACACTCCTTCGGCGTATGCCAAGACAGCGACTCTTACAGGCGGCACAAGCATTGGAACATATACAACCGCACCGACCCTGCTAAACGGAACTCTCAATGGGGATGGAACGATCACCTACGACTACAGCAATCCGCTGACC